CATACCCAACTGTCAATTATCGAATGAAAGCAACTATTGCTATATCTCATGTTATGCAATTTGCTTCTCAGTTTCGACGTAATATCGTACTATGGGATGAAACTTCAGTACCAATCAGTTCAATTGGTGTAATCCTCTGTGATAGTGGTGCTGGTAAAGATTCTTCTCATAGAGCAGCTAAACGTTGTTTTGCTTCTGGCTATGAACTTCTACATAAGGAAACCGATACTCGTGCTCGTAAATTAGCTATTGAACGAGCAACAGCAGCCGAAGAAGAATTACCAGAAGAATATGAAATTTATAAAAAGTATCTAAACCCTATTCCCCCTATTGAAACTTCTGTTACTACTGGACCGGGTTTAATTAAACTACTAAATGACACTGATTTACATGATATTGGTGCAAATTCGCTTTATTCTGGTGAATTCGGTGATGAACTTTCATATAATCAAGATATGGTAGAAAATATCAAAATTCTATCCGAACTATATGATTTAGGGTTTAAGGAAGCTACTTATACTAAAGGGGCAGAATTCCGCAGTAAAGCTATTAATGGTCAAGCTGTTAGTGCTTTACTAATTGGTTCACCAACTTATATTCTCTATGACGAACAAACTAAACGCAAATTTCAAATTGCATTTATGTCTAAATTAGCTCGTCGCTCATGGTTTTGTTATGCTCCTGAACGAATCCCAGAAACTGATTTTAGCTTCCACAAAGACCCAATTGCTGCTATGATTGCAGATCGTGAATCAATTGAAACTCAAGCTAAACAAGCACGAGTAATGATTGATGACCAAATTAAATCAGTAACCAAATTTAATTTAGCTAATACAAGTGAAATAAAAATAAGTCCAGAGGTATTTGCTTTATTTGAAACTTATAAACGCTATAATACTGAAGTAGCAGATTCTATGTTAAACAAAGAATCAACTTCAGCATTAATTCGTCGTCATTTACAATGGAAAGCACTTAAACTTTCCGGTGCATTTGCTATAATGGATTGTTCAAATACTATTACTGTTAAACATTATGTAGAAGCTATTCAATTTAGTGAATTACTAAACAATGACATGAATATATTTGAACAAGATTTAAACAAATCTTATTACGAACGTTTTTCTGACTATGCTAAAACTCTTGTAACTCAAGATGGCAGTGCTACAATTAGTTCTCACGATATTAAAAAACACGGGTTTTTACCTTCTGTATCTAAACAAAAACTCCATGAAATGATTGGACTTTGCGCTGGATATGACAAAGAAGGTATTTATTCTATTATAGAAGATGGTAATGCTATTGAATATAAACCTATCGTTAAAACCGATATTATTAATGTATCGTATAAACCGATAAATAATTCATTATTAAATATTGCTATTAAGGCAAACGATATTGAAGCTGTTACTAAAGCTAAAGGAATTATTGCATCTAATTCTGTACATGGGTTTGAATCGGCAGAAACATCATTTACAGAACTATCTGATTTGCTATATGGTGATTATGCATATTCTCCATTTAAATTCCTTAATGGTGTTAGAGATAGAAACAATATTATTGGCGGAACTAAATGGCTAGTATATGATATTGATGATGCTCCAATTAGTGCATCTGAAACTCATTTTATGCTATCTGATATAAACCATCATATTGCTTTATCGAGTGACCCAAACAACGAATTTAAATTCAGGATTTTAATTGAACTTGATTCAACAGTTGAACTTAATGCTATGACTTGGAAGCATTTCTACCTTACCGTAGCTAATGATCTAGCCCTAGTTGTTGATCCGCTACCACAATCACAAATATTCTTTGCATATGCAGATCGAACAGTGTACTCTAATACTGAAGCAGACCCGCTACCCGTCCGTGATTACATAATGCGAGCTATTGACCTTAGTGCGATAAAAGAATCTCCTACAAAGGTTACTCCTGCTTTTAAAAATAGCCAATTATCCGATCCAGAAAACACTTTTTTCTACGCATTCCAAGCAGAAAAAGGTTCTGGTAGTAGAAACATGACTCGTGCTATATACCACGCTAAAGATTTAGGTGCTTCAATTGAAGAAATTGAACAACTAATTAAAGATATTAATGAATATTGGTCATTTCCTATGGATCAAACTAGACTTGAAAATACAATCTTAGCGCAGATACCACGTATCTTTAACAAACAGTAAGGAAATTAAATGACTACAGACTATTTTAGTTATAATGATGGTAAAGATATTGTACCGGAAGGTGCATGGCGTTTATCACCATCTCAATTATCACGATTTTTTGATGACACATCAAATTGGTATCGTGAAATGTTAATGAACGAAACTCCTGCATTTCAAGGCTCTACTTCTACTGAATTAGGTACTTGTGTACACGCAGGTGCTGCAATGTTTATTGATACTCGAAGCGTAAACCATCAACAAATACGTGAATATATTAGAAGTTTGCCAAATGATATTGATAAACAATATATTTTAAACCAATATCCTGTAATGTTAGATACCTTATTAAATAACTATTTAATTAATAATATACCTGACAAATCTGAAATATTTCTATGGAAGGAAGTATTACCTAATATTGGTGTTGGTGGTTCTATTGATGCTTTACATGTTAGTAAACACAAAATTACAGATTTTAAAACAACTAACTCATTATCTCCACCGGATAAATTTAGCAGAGCTTATTGGTTCCAGCAAGTATGTTATGCCTGGCTTTGTAAACAAAATAACATTCCAATTGATACTCTTGAGCTTGTATTTATCACAACAAACCAAGTTAATCGTATTAGTGAAATAACTAATAAACCAATGAAAGATTACCCAAGTCAGGTATCAGTAGTAACTCATTATATTACTAATGATGATTGGAATTTAATTGAATCAGTAGTTGATTTAATTTGCAATTCAGTTCAACTTTGGAATAAGCAACCTGAACTTCGTTGGGCATTAGCTCAAGATTACCGATTAAAATCACTATTTCAACCACAACCCAAACTGTTTAAACTACAACCCGAACAATTTATACTAAAGGATTAATATGAAACTACTATTAGACACCGAATATGACATTATTAGTTACATTAACTATTTACATGAAACTGACCAATTAATGACCTTGTTTAAGGAAATTACTGTACCTGATAATAAGATTGCAGATTTTCTACTCTATCTATCAGGTGCATCAACTGATGATGAACAGGATATTCTTAATGCTAATGAAGATCGTGCAGGAAAACGTTGGTCGCAAGATGAAAAACTATTTTTACAAGAACTTATTAACAAACAAACCCCAATCCAAGAAATTGCAGTAGCTCTTCGCCGTACAGTTGAATCTATTCGTAAACAGGCTAGAACATCATTAGATGCTGTATTCCTTGATGGTGAATGGCTCGATATTCCATTTTAACTATAGGATAAATTAATGACTATTAAACTTTTAATTTCCGGGGAATCAAACTCTGGTAAAACCACTTTAACTAAAGGACTTGAAAATTCTTTAGTTATTTCACACGATGGTAAACGTTACCCTTTTCGTAATGCTCATGCATCAATTGCATCATTTTCAACTACAGAAGAGTTAATTAATTTTGTAAATGAAAAAATTGAGGCATACAATACAAAATATAACAATTATCCACAAACTATTGTATTTGATTCAGTAAGTCGTGTATTTGATACTTTGTATGATTCATGTAACTCAAAATATACAGGTTTTGCAATTTATTCAGAACTTGATAAAAATATTAAACAACTTACTTCATATATTGAAGACACTCTTATTGCAAGTGGTTTTAATGTTGTTATTTTGTCACATGCCATTTTTGATGCAGAAACAGGTAAATATAACCTTGTCGGAAAAGGATCATTTGCAAAAATTGGTGGATTTCTCTCTACTGTAGATGAAGCCATTTTTATTGAACCAAAATCAAATAAACGTATACTACATTTTCGTAGTACCAAATACCCCGCCCGAACTTTACAAGATGATATTTCCGATTCAATGGATGTATCTGATTTTAATTTAACTGATTATATTACACATTTAACCGAAGTCAGCGCCCAAACTGACGAATTTTCTATCTAACTAACAATATAAGGAACTAAACATGAACTTTAAAATCTCAACTAAAAAAGAAGACATCGCTGAAACATCTGGTAATTACATGAACAAATCAGGTATCTACGATTGTGTTATTAACTTTGCATCAATTGCAGTTAGCAAAGGTGGTGCTGAATCTATTAATTTTAATGTAGAATACAACGGCACACCAGCTACTATTTATGGCCCATACGTTACTGACAAAGCCGGTAATGATCTCGAAATTGGTCGTA